ATCGCCATTGTCGTTCTTCACAAAAAAGGCGTTCGGATGCGCGGAGTGGTTAGCATACCGGCCAAGCGGCGTGCGCTTTCCGTCAACTCTGGCAGGCCCAATCACTTCAAATGCTGCAATTGGAAACGAAGCAAAGACTCCAGTGCCATGAATTGGGCTTGGGTGTAGTGCAACTTTAGGCGCCGATCCTTCTGGGAAGGCGACTTGATCGTCCTCTGCCTGAGAGATCGAATCAACAAACGCTTGATCCATCCCGAAAGCAGCGATCACGTCCTGAAAGTCCGTGCGATCTTTAACGTGCAAGCTCTCTTGCAGCTTAAAGACTCGATCTTTATGTTCGAGCCATGCCTCACTCTTGTCGAGCAGTATTTCCTCCAGCTTCTCCACATCCCGTTCTTCTGTAGCATAGACGTTCTGCCACACCGTGTCCTCAAGGATGTAAGCGAGTTTCCTACCGGGATTGGATGTGATGACCGCAGGAGCCACTAACTCGGCAACTTGTCCTCCTTCGTTTAGAAATTTGAGGCGGCCAGACACCAGAATGTTGGTGTGAGCGTTTTTGTGCTTGTGCCCAAGAATTAAAGATCCCGCTGGCATCCTGACTTCTCGGATGTAAACTCCCGGCCCAAAGTGATGCAGCACAGGGCAGTCAACTTGAGGAAGCTCCAGAAGCTTTGCCTCAATTTGCTCTGTTAGATCAACCGGCGCCAGAAGTTCGCACTCCATTAGGTCACTTCCCTCCCGGATGCGGTGATGGTGAGCGCAGAAGCCGTCCCTGCCAGCGTAGAGATGAACCCACCGGACTCGAGCACCTGGCCGACAAGCTCAGGGCACAGATAGGTCTCACCGGGCACAATCGAGCGTGCCTTGACGATCAGGTTCGCGGTGCCGGCACTGCCACCGGAAGCCACCAAGTTCACGCTAAAGGTGACATTCCCCGTGTTCGTGTTTGTCACCGTGAACTTGTCGATGATGGCCTTGCAGTTCGTAGCCGTGTACTGCGTGGTCTGCGCGTTCTCGGCTTGCTTGGCTGGTATGAGAGTTTTGACGGTGACTGCCATATTAAGAGATATTGTCGGTAACAGTAAGAATCACAGAAGGGATAGCCGGTACTGGTGAGCTTGCTGCCGAAGCAAATATCTGGCAATTCGTGTCGTCCGTGCTCCACATCAACTCGAAATAATCACCGGCGTTGACAGCTAGCACAAAGTTCCACGCGGCAACCGTTTCAGCGTTGTTGCCTTGGAGTCGAATCTTAGTGGCAGAGTCTGGGATGTCAACCCCGTTTACCCGAGGCCAGATGTGGATTAAGGCAAGGCCGCCAGTGGTCTTTGCAAGCTGTGCGGAGAACTGAAAATTGTAGAACCCCTCGGTGTCCACGTAGACGCGGCTCGCAGGCGACCCAACATACACTCCGAACGAAATGTCGGTCGTGTTCAACGTCATGGGGTAAGGAGTCGTGACAGCCGCGGCTGTCTGCGTCACCGTGCTGTGGAAGACACCATACCGCTTGCGCCGAACCTCGTTGATGACCGGGGGGATGATGTCAGCGGACACTAATGCCGGCACAACTGGAGGCGCGATGTCAAAAGACTGCGCCACACTAGCGTCCGGGGGCGCCAACGCCAGCAACTCCACAGCTTGAGCTAACCGGTCAATGGCGCCGATGGCCTGCTGTGCTGAAGCTTCTGCGCTCCCCGCGGCGGTGGATGCCTCAACTAAAGTTGCATTGGTAGCGTTCAGCTCAGACGGGACAACGTCGAAGAGCTGCTCAAACGCCCGGATAGCCCGTTGAGACGGCAGGAACTTTGCCAGCTCGTCCCGAGTTAGCTTTAGAGGATCAGTAATCACACGTTTAGAGGTTCAAGCCGGGCTTCAAGTCTTGCCACCGAAAACTGTGCATCACTGGTGCCCCGGAACTTCTGGGCCCTCCACTGCCGCATGCGGCCCTGCTGAAGCCAAGAGATGCGCTTACCCCGCACACCGGTCTTGCCGGCCTTGCAGACACGCTCCTGGCTCCATGTGACACCGTCCTCGGTGTGGGAGGTCCAGACACTGGGATCAGTGCCGAAAATGGAGTTGCCGGTCAAAGACACCAGTTCCAGCTCATGGAACAAGGCGCCGCGGCTCTCGTTGTAGATGATCACGGTCGAGAATGACCAGCCGTTCAGCACTCCCCAGTGGGAGGAAAGCGAATCGGACAAGTAGCCAAACCCAGTGCTTGCCGGGTCTGCCACGATCCACCGATTGTATACCCATACCAGATTCCGAACGCGATACTGGGAATAACCCACCAGGTTGTCGCTCGTCAGCGTGAACCACACAGGCGCTCCGGCCTGAATTGTAGCGGCGGCGTCGAACACTAGCGTGCGGTCCGGCAGATGAATCAGCAGATGCCGGTAGCCTCGGTCAACGCGGGCCTCCACAAGAACCTGAGAAAGTTGTGCTTCCGTGAACTGCTCAAGAATCATGTCCACTTCTCGGCTCGAGATCTTCTCGGCGTTACTGCCAGAGATCTGCCACACCGCAGGCGCTTCGTTCCGACCGCCACCGATAAACGCAATTGTCTCCATGAACACGCAACAGGCGTGCGTGCCGATGACGCCGCGCTGCACCTGAGCGCCTTCTACGCGCTGGAATGGGAACAGATCACCGCCGACGTTATTGAAGACTTCGATCGTGTGCCGGTTAAGCGCGTAGACCTCGTTGCGGACTTTAAGCAGTGCTACAATCGGGTCAGGATCCGCTTCAGCGGACCCGTACTTGAGCGGGTTGACTGAGAACGGGTCGTTCAGCTCAGTAACGATCAAGTGCTGGCCGTCTGTCGTCATAAAGTAGCCGTCCACCCAAACAACGTCCAACACAGTTCCAAGATCTACATCTGTTACCTGCTGTAGGCCGGTGCTAGGCCGATACAGGAACAGCTTGCCGCTGGAAGCGATAGCAAGGTAGTCGAAGGAGTAGTCCATCGTTACCTGCCCAGTGCCGCCGACATCTCCGATGACGGTGACTGCGTTGGTGCTGGAAATGGACACCAGTTTTGTGCCCATAACACGGTAGAGCAGACCGCTCCACTCAATGCCGCCACGGTCAATCCCTGGGCCGGTTCCCAATGCTACGACTCCATCTGCTGGACGGAAGTAGCCCTTGGAGATCCCAGTCTCGAGCACAACGGGCACCATGTTGCGCGGATACTCCACCCGGAAGTCTCCAGCGCCGTTCGTATAGATGCCGTTAAGGATCGGGATTTGCATTACTTGCAGTTCCAGCGTTTGAGGCTTGCGGCTTTCCGTGTGGGTTGTCCCTTCTCGTCTTTCATGGGGCCAGGCATCCCGCTCATGCGAGCGCAGAAGGACTTCTTGCGGCCTTCGTCTGCCTTGGTCTTTGGATGCGGAGCAGGCGCCTTCAGGTTGCTGCCGGTAGCCGCATTATACTTGGCGCGGCCTTTAGCGGTCAGTCCAGCTCCCTTGGAGACTGGCAGCTTCTCTCCTTTGGAGACCTACAGATTCACTTGTTTCTTGCTCATTGTGGGTGAAGTTCTTGTTCGAGTGCAGAAATGCGCTGACCCAAAGCATCAAGCTGGGCGGAAAGGCCGGTGACTTGACCTATTGGATGCGAGTGCGTAGAGGCAGCAAAATCAAGCCCGATTAAATCAAGAGGAGTGTGCTGATGGTCTGCAATGGCTGCCCCAATAGATGCCGGGGTAATTGCGTCAGCTTGGCCTGTTGCGTGAGTGTCAGCGTGAGGCGCTGCCATTGCCAGCACCTTTCGGATTAGGCCAGTCTTAAGTTTGGTCCAAAGTGAACCAGTTGAAGAGTCAATGGATAGCTCTCTCACGTTGACATCAGATGAGTTTGGCGCCTGCCCTTCTTGCACTTTGTTGTTTAGTAATATGGTCGCCATAATTTAAGAAAACCCCGCACAGGGATCGAACCTGTGCGAGGTCTAAGCTGCCTAGTTATTAGATAACGGTCAAGGTAGCGTGCGAGGATTCGACGCTGCCGCTGCCGTCTGTCACAAAACACCAGTAGCTGACGGCAGAACCTGGTACTTTGTACAAAGGATTAACTTCTACTACCGTTGCATTGGTTTCGCCACCCAACACAAACGGAACGCCACCGTTCACGTTCGAGTCACTTTCCCACCATTGGTAGCTTAGGCTGCCAGATCCAGTCGCCACAACAGTGAACGAAGGATTAGCGTCACCGCTTGTATATGTGACATCCTGCGGCTGGGACAGGATTGAGAGGCTCGCGCCACCACCGCCATTGCCAGAGAAAGTGCCTCCGTCGATCGTGCTGTTCTCAGTGAGAATCACACCCGAATCGGTAGGAACACTACCAGCGCCAATGCTACCACCAGTGATGGTGATGTTGTCAGCATTCTGCGTAGACATCGTGCCCAGGCCGGCGATCGTGCCTTCTGCGCTGGATAGACGAGAATCGAGGTTCTGTCCTTCGAGCGTAGTGACCCGGCCACTTACTCCGTCAATGTTTGTCTGAAGTGCGCTCTGAGCAGCACCTACAGCGGTGCTGACCTTGGAGTCAACTTCGCCAGAGGAATCCACGCCGAGGTTTGTGCGGGAAGCAGCAGCGTCAGCTAGGTCGCTAAGGTTAGCAGCGATCTTCAGTGAAGCGTCAGCGCCAGACTGCGCGGTTGCAGCGGCAGACACAGCAGAGTCCGCAGTGGACTGAGCGGCATCAGCGGCAGACTGAGCAGCGGCAGCAGCCGTAACGGCGCTGTCAGCAGTGCCCTGCGCGGCGTCAGCGGCGCTCTGGGCAGCCACAACGTCGGTCTGGAGCGTGTCGATCTCACCTTCAGCAGTCGAGAGACGGCTGTCGAGGTTCTGACCTTCCAGCGTGGTAACACGGGAAGAAACGCCGGCGATGCTGGATGCCAAAGCAGTTGCAACGTCCGAGCCAGCGGCCAGGGCGTCAGCAATTTCCTTCAGGGTATCGAGCGTTTCAGGACTCCCATTGATCAACGCGGCAATAGCGGCGTCGGTGTAGGCATCGGAAGCGGTCTTGGAAGAGCCGATCTTCGTGTCAACTTCACCGGAGCTGTCCACTCCGAGGTTGGTGCGAGCGGACGAAGCACTGGCGAGATCGCTCAGGTTCGATGCGCTTTTAAGCGAAGCATCTGCTCCGGCCTGTGCCGCAGAGGCTGCGCTTGTCAGCGTATCGAGAGCGTCCTGGAGACCAGTAACGTCGGAAATGACATGCGAGTGTACCGCACGCGCAAACGCGGCAGCAGACTCGAAGGTCAGGATACTGCCATCATTCTTTTTGATGAACAGCTTGCCATCAGCGGTGTTAAGCGCGATTTGCCGCAAAGGCAACTCGGCGGACGTTGGGACAACGCCAGACGTGGCGCTGTATTTTAGAAGAAACGAATTAGCCATATGATTTTTTTACTGAGGTTTAACTAAAATCACCTTCTGTGTGATCCGGGGAAAGTTAAAGAGGTGCCACAAACTGGCCGTTAACGTAGCTCCAGCCGATACCGGCGCCGGAGTCGCCAACTGGCTCAACGTAGTATCCTGCCGGTGGCGTCCACGGAGTGACGCCATCCCAGACAATGACATTCTCCACGATGTTTTCGGAGTTAATGACTGCGTAGCTCATGTCTAGAAATAAGTTGTAATTACAGCGACTCCAGCCGCACCGGCTCCACCTGCACCGGACGACCCTGCTGCAAATCCACATGCTCCACCTGCACCGCCACCAGCAGCCGGGAAGCCGCCTGCGCCGCCTGCACCGCCACTTGCGGCAACAGAACTGCCGCCACTACCACCACCAGATCCAGTTACGCAAAGCCCCGTAGAGGCTAGCGTGTTTGCATTCCCTGCGCTCCCGGCTGCTCCACCACCACCAGCGAGTCCACCCGCAAGATTTGCAATTAGTGACCTTCCTCCCGCTGCGCCTACTGAAGGAGCATTAGCAGTTGTAATTCCTCCACCGGATGCACCTGATGCTCCGCCGGGTTGAGCAGTTGAGGTGGTCGCAGAAGGCACTCCAGTAGTGCCACCCGTCCCAGATGCGTTAGCTGATCCGCCTCCGTTACCTTGAAGGACGCCGGATCCGCCGGTGCCTGAGGAAGGACTGCCACCGCCACCGCCAGTGCCACCATTTGCAATTACGAATGAGCCAACTGATGTTGCTCCG